CCCCGCTATCTGGCTCAAGTCATATCCACCACCAGATGTATCGCCAACAAAAGGAACCATTGGTCTACCTTCTTTGAAATACTCTGGGGTAACAATCTTTGGCGATGACATAACTACATTCGGTGTTGCAATGGTCGGGCCAGATGTTGTTTCCCGTCTGACTACCGCTGGCGTCTCTAATGCACCAGCATATCTTTTAACTGCAGACTTCTCAGCAGATACCAAAGATTCAAAATCTCTTCCCGGATATAAAGTATCCATTGCAAATTCTTGCCGACTTAAACCACCCAGCCCTTTAGGTACTACCCCCGGAGCCAAGCCCTGCTTTTGCATAAGCTCCATGACCATCTTGTCGGCTGTCGGGCCTAACGTCCTGCCAACAGCTTTAGCCGCAGCAGGAACCTTACCGATCAATGGCAGGGCGTTCAGTGGATCCAGAAAAACTTCAGTAGCCGTTGCTACCTCTGGCCCAAATAAACCTAATGCTTTCTCGCCCATGTACTGAGCAGGCTTACTCAGTGGCTCTAAGAACTTAGCCATGCCCTCAACCTTGTCGCCAGTCTTCTGGTCTGAAGGCAGAGCCATGTATCGCCTCTGCAGATCCTCTGTTGCCTCTGCAGCCATCTTAGGATCGCGTGTACGCGCCAATTCAACCAGACCTGCATATCCAGCAGGTATAGCCGCTCCCAAGCCTGAGAGCATCGTGCCTACCGCCTCAGCCCCGCTCGTATCAAAAGTTCCACGGGGCTTCTTACTGATCGGCCTATAGACTTGCCTCTCCTCTGGCGTAGGCTCAGCCTCACCGCCCACAGCACGCTTGACGGGATGCTTCCACAGAGCCATCCGCATCGCGTCCTGAGATACCTCGCCGCCTTTGGCTTTACGGACGATCCCGCCACGAGCCATCTCAACATCTCCGAGAATGGCAGACTCAGGGATATTATATTCGTGCCAGTCATCTGGCCCAAACTCCTGACGAACGCGATAGCCCGGTTCGCGTGGGGTTCGCATGGTCTTACCCGTCTGTGGATCTTTAATCGCCTTGCCCATGTTGGGGCCGAGTTGCGGATGATCTGATCGCATCGGATCGTTGCCAACCAGTGTGCGATCAAGAATTGTGAATGGTGGATGGTTCTTTTCCGAACTACTCTTAGTGAACACACGCTGACCTTTGTCGTACAGGAAAGGCGTGGACTCGATCATGTCTTGGCGTTCGATAGCCCTCTGTCTGACGAGGTCACCCAATGAAGTGTGGAAGTCTTGCAGCGTGGTCAAGTCCTTTGTGGCAGTCACTGGCCTTGCCATGCCAGCACTTTCTGCCGCTTTGCCAATAATTTGAGCAGCCTTTTTTATAATACCGCCAGCACCTTTGTGATGGACTCTGTTGTTCGACAGAGCCATTCTCATTGCATCCTGAGACACTTCACCACCCTTAGCCTTTTCATTTGCTAGTAGGTCAGGAGCAGCTACACCTAGCGCCGCTGCGGTTGCAGCATCCCTGCGGAACGGATCGAAGGCGGCGAAGCGGGAACGTATTACATCAGGGTCAAAAATAGCAACTTCATTCGGCAATTGAGTTTGAGAGTTTCTTGAAAAGGTTCCGCTATATCCCGCATTTTTTATATTCTCCGTTGCTTTTTTGCTAGATTCGGCGCTACGAATCGCAAGTAAATCGGTAGCATCGTAAAGTTTAGATGCGTCATAACGCAACGGCATTATTCTTTGAACACCACCATCACTAAGTATTTCGGCAATTAGATTTGAGTATCCAGCGTCCTTACTTGGGTCAACGTAAAAGCCTTGTCCTATTGTGCCGTAATCGTTTTTGCCACCGTACACAGGGTCAACTTTTGTAATATCCGCGCCAGTTGCATGAAATCCACTTTCAGGAAACATCACATCAGCCCTTTGCGCTGGCGTGTTGTCAGCAGGCAGACCTAGACCGCCCTTCTTAACAGGCAGTGCTGCACGTTGCTGGGCTAGGCGCAGAGCCTCGGCTTGTGGTGCGGCTATCTTAGGTACTGCACGTTCAACAGCCTTAGCCGCCTTAGCAGCTTTAGCAGCAGCCTGAAGTCCTGAGAGGATTGGGTTAGCCATGTTCACTGCGCATAGGGGTTCCCTCGCGTCGATAGAGTTTCGTCTGCGTAATCGGCATCATCGTACTTATCTTCAGGGTTAATGTCCAGCCATCCCGTATCCTTCAAGAATCGAATAGCTTGTGTCGTCGAGTCTACATAGTCGTCATGCGTGGCATCAGGGAAGCTACACAACTGGCTCAGGAAGCCCTCAGCCCAGTCCTTCACATAGCCCTTCTTATGGCTGGACTCAGGTAGCCAGACCCGCCCTGTCGAGAAGATGGACGCTGTGATCTGCAGTCTCTGCATCTTGTCAGCCCTGCCCGGATTCCACGCTCTAACAGGCAGGCGCATCTGGCGTAACTCCTGAATCAGCGAGATCCCCGCAGCTTTGTCCTCGACCAGCAATAGGTCAGGACGCTTAGCTTCCTTACCCTCACCGTAGCTTACCTTCCACTCCTCCAAGACCTTGGGCTTGAGATGGGGGAAGTCTAGATGCTCAGCCCAGCAATCGATCAGCAAGACCGCCAGAGGCCCATCCAAGGGCTTGAAGATGCCCCATGTCGTCATCGCCGTAGGATCGTTGTGCAGCTTCTCGCTGAAGGCGCAGTCATAGGACTGGATGATGTACTCAAAGCTGGGGAAGGGCTTGTTCGCAGGCCAGAGCTTAAACATATCTCGGCTAACAACTTTACCATCCTCCAGATCAACGATCTCACCTAACACCTCCTGTTGGTACAACTTTGATCCCTTGTACTGCTCTAACTGCCTAGAGAACGTCGAGGACAGGTTATCAATGTTCTCGTAGGTCGAAGCCCTATCGACCACCACATCGTCACCCTCACGGCTTAGGAGGTCGAGGATCAGATCCTTGTTCTTGGGTGTGGTCGTGGCGATGACTCGCGGTCTGTCCCCCAGCCTCAGACCCAGCATCATCATGTCCCAAGCCTCCCCCGCTCCCAAATATTGAAACGCCGCTAACTCGTCTGCCCAGCAATAGTGGAACTGTGGGCCTCTTAAACGCTCGTAGGAGTCGGCAGATATCCCCCTGATCGTCGAGCCGTTGACCAAAGTGATCAGGTGATCCTGCTTGTTGTAGTCCTTGACCAGTGCTGGAGGGATACACGCCAGTAGACCTGACGCGCCCTCCATGCAAGTATGCTTGATGTCGTTGCTTGTCGGCGCTAGAACTAGACATCTGACCCCCGGTTCCTTCCAAGCCCACCACCACAACGCTTCTGCCGCGCACCTAGTCTTACCAGCACCCCGTCCTGCCAGCAGCAGCCATATCGTCCAATCAACCTCAAGCGGGGGCGGGATCTGGTGCTTATGCGCTCTATCGACCCATTCCATCCTTGCAATCCAAGCAACTCGCTCCGTATCGGGCAACGAGTTAAACGCCTCCGCGTCCAATACATCAGTCGCCAGCACGCTTCTTCATTTCCATGTTAGCCAAAATTGCATGGAGTTTCTCGTAAGTCGCGTCCTCTACCTTGATCGGAGCGCCTCCCTCGACGCCCTCAACGCCCAGCCGCTCCCCGTAGACCTTCGGGAGGTACTTAGCTGCCAACCACTTGCGTCCGTCCATCCTGAGCCTGTTCCAAGCGATTGAGCCGCTATCTAGCTTGACGTTCCCGAACTCATCGCATACTTCTAGTGGCTTTTGGTCAATGATCTGGACGATTTGATCAGCGAAGGTATGCGCTCCGTCCTTCCTCGCTTCTTCGTATTGCTTGCGGAAAGTTTCGTACTTGCGTAGCCACATATAGATAGTGGTTACTGAGGGCATATGGTCGTCTAGGGATATCTTGCTGACTGGCTCCCCGCACGCCAGCCTTCCACATATCTCTGTGCAGATCTCGTCAGTGATATCAGGCGGTCTACCCTTGAGCCTCGGGTTAATGACCTGTTTGTTTCGCGGCTTCAACTTTGGCATTTTGCGAAAACGCTCTTCCGTTGATTAATAAGGAGTTTTAGGTAAGCAGGGTAGTATTGTTACCACCTTAGCTTCCGCTTCCACCTCTCCAAAACAGAAAGGCTCACCTAAGAGCCTATCATGTTATTGCTTTGAAATCAACTAATTCTAGGCAATTGACCCTTCTCATACAGGCGCATCAGCGCAAAGTCTGTGCAGTCCCCAGTAGTATCTCGCAGAGCAATTTGAGTAATGATACTTACATCCATCACTGCGGAATGATAACGCCATGAGTCGCCTGCACCCATCACAGCCTTAACGGGACTGTATGTCTTGGCGGGATTGCCGGTTTCGGTGGTACGGATTTTCTTGTAGGTGTTCATTTTCATCTCCAGTAAGGGGGCGAACCCCCTGTTTGATTTAAGCCAGCAGGTTCTTAACGTGTTTGAGATACCGCGCCCGACCAGCAGCGCCACACATGGGGATCACGCGGGTAAGGTAGTCAAGCTGCGACTCTTCGGTCTTGTCCCACTTGGTGTACATGATCGTTGCCAGCTTACCCTTGTTGGCTTCGATCAGCGCAGCAAGCTCGTTCGACTTTTTGGCGGCAAGCAGATCACGTTTGGCTTTGGCAAAGGCGCGAACCTCTGGGGAGTTCTTGTAGGACTTGATCAGACCAGCATCGCCAGTCTTCTCGACGCAGGAGGAGCCGACATCAAACTGCTTGCCATCAGCAGAGCGGATGATGTAGCAATCTGCAATCCCAGTACCACAGTGAGCGCAGATGCCCATCGCTTGACCGGGGGAGCCGATTTCGCTTCCATCAGCCATCATGATCGGGCCAACTTTCTGGTACACGCCTACGCAAAAAAAAGGGGCAGCACCAAGGTTGCTGCGGGTAAAAACGTGCATCCCTACTTGCTCTTGATTATCGGTCTTCATTGTCATCTCCTTAGCGGCTGGTGGTTTTTACAGAGAACACGGCGGTAACGCTCGTGTACTGAGCGATGGTGTCGTCAGAGACACCGAGATCAGCCATCATCTTTTTGTAGTCCACCGTCTTGCGATCAGCTTCGATCACGGTGGACTTGAACAACACGCCCTCAAACACTTTCGCGCCCTCTGGGAGAGTGGCGAGGTCTTTGAACTGATCCTTGATCTTGTCAGCCTGTTTGGTCAGGTCAGCGATCTGCGCGAGTACAGAGCCAAGAACATCTACTTCGGTCATCATCTGGTTCATTTTCTTCTCCTGAGTCATCTCGTACCAAGTCGGTACAGAACTAATATTACGGGTATCCGAATAACGTGTCAACACTTATTTGCAACTATTTTTAATTATTTTTAGGGGGGGTATTTCCCCCCCCATTTCCCTAGAAGTTGTAGTCGTAGAACCTCTTGGGCTTATCGCTCAGCCCGAAGCGCCGACCATGCTTGTCCTTCCAGCCGCCCTTGCCCAAACGGATCCTGATTACGGGTTTAAGGGGGTTGCTGGTGATGAACCACCTCTGCTCGTCCTGATTGATGCAGTGACCAGCAAAGCCACCAGCCACGAACTCCATCTTGACTGACTCGTCACGCGCAGCATCCATCTCGCGGATCTCTATAGTCTTGTCGCTGACGCGGCGCACGATCTCAAAAGGATCGACATCGCTGTAGCCGTAGTGGTTAGCGAACATCTCGTCGCCAGTCGTGATCATCGCTACACGCTCACCGTCACGGATGATGGCAACGTGATGACCGCCACGGTAGACCGTGTACTCGTCCGTTACGATGTCCTGCAGAATTTTCTCTGCCTGATCCAAGGTGTTCAGGCGTCCAGCGCGGTTCGCCCAGATTTTGGCGCTGAAGTCTTGCTTGTCTATGGTTACTTTCATGGTCATCTCCTGTTTGTCTTTTCGTACCAGTTGGTACAGAACGAATAATACGGATACCCGAACAGCTTGTCAACAACTATTTTATTTCCTTTGTACGGTGTGCATACCTTCGGGAAGGTGGCAATAAACCCGCAATGCCGTATCGTTGTACCCCGCTACCGTGTGGGGACGACAATATGCAACAGGGTAGGCGCGGTTTTCCTGCATTACCGCAATCTGCACAATCTGCTCCCCGCTGGGGTCAATCCCTTGGAGGTGGGCAATCAACTCTTTGGTGGTCATGTATTTGGGGTCGTTCATACTTCCTCCCTCTCGGCGGCGCGAGTTTCGCCATCGTCAGCGGCGTGTGCCATCAAAGTCTTTTGCAGAGCGGAACAGGCGCGGATCAACTTGGCGATGTGGGGGGCGCTCCCGTTGCAAGCCCCGTCAACAGCGCACATGATTTCTGACAAATCGTAAGCGAGGAAATCATCGTTAAGGATGGGTTTGAGCAATCTGCCATCCTCAATAATTTCCTTGGTGCATTCTGCAATCGCACCAGCATCGGGCGGCGTTGCAAAGTCTTCATCGCCGTGGGCTTCGTTTCTACTCATTTTCATCTCCTGTAATTTAAAGGCGCACATTGCAGCACCCCGTAAGGTGCTGCGTTTTAATTTTTTAGTAAGCGTGGTTTTCGTCGTACTCATCAGCCCGTTCTTGCGCGGCATACTCAGCTTCTTGACCTGAAGAAATGTATTCTTCGGAACCGTAGCAAGGCGTTGAATCTTTCCAATCAGCAAAACGTACTGGAAACTTGCCAGCAGCAGCGCGAGCATTCAAAGCCACCGCGAGTACCTCAGCTTTCGGAAGTACCTCGTCTTCCCAACGATGCTTGCCGACAAACAAGGCTTTACGAGCGCCGCGTGCATCTTCTGCAATGACATACGCAGCGTGACCAAATATGTTTCCGGTCGGGTTAGACATATCAGCCATCTCGCTGTTTTGCCCAACGATGATGAGGTCGGTGCAGGCGGTGTAGCTAATTTCGTTTGCGTTGTTCATTTTCATCTCCTGTTTGTCTTCTCGTAGCGACTTGCTACAACCCAGATACTACGCCTTTCCGAACAGCTGTCAACTACTTTTTTAACAATTCTATAACTCGTTGAATTGTAACGTTTAAAGCATCAATTTCATCCATCTTCTGGATAGCCCATGCCCTCTTTTGCCCGTGAATTCCCAATAAAGGGTTGCGGTGACAGTCCACACACAGAGCTATGGCAGTGTACTGGGCGTGCTGCTTTACATGATGCGCCTCAGATCCCGACTGAGAGTCACACACAGAGCAGGGTAGTTCTTTTACCAGCCCAAGATATGCACGCTCTTTTGCGGTGAGCGTGTTATTCATCGAACAGCCCAAGCTGACCAGAAGTTCTGGGCATTTGATTGCCAACTATTTTTGATCTCCACAAGGTGACCGTTTCCATGTGGTTGTGCCGTTGCGCAGGTTCTACTTTTGTGATTGGCTCAATCCAGCCAATAAGATTTAAAGCACGAACCCCAGAAACCCATGTGTTGTGATGCAATGACTTAGGCAGGAACAACTGATTACGTCTGCAGTGTTCCCTAAATTCATCCCCCATCACAATCGGTCTTACAGTTAAAAGATCCTCTGCATTTGCTAGGTATTGCTCCACGAACATAGGCTCTGCTCGACTTGCTTTTTTCCAGCACTGGTCAGCAAGCTCCAATGCCGCTTCTATGCGCGTCACTTGAACGCCCTGTCAACAACGCGGTTAGAGGCTTCCTGTGACCTCCAGACCTCTATCCTTGCCTCTGCAGCTATCATCTGCCACCTAAGCTTCTCCTCCTCCTCTACGGCGTCCCTAAGCCCCTCCAGAAGCTCTAGGTAGTCTTTATGACTGTATGCCATTGCTTCTCTCTCTGCGACTGTCTTGCTTGTGTCATTGACAAACAAAGTCGCCTTAAGACTTTTTCTGTACTGCTCAATGTAAATCCGCTGCGCTTTAGCTTTGGCATAGGCTGGAGCATTGCTCAGCAGAAAATCAACAGCTTTGTGCGGGTTAATCTCATCCATTTATCATCTCCTCAATCCAGTTAATTGCTTCACCATTTTTTACCATGTCACTCGTAAATCGAAATACTAAGTACCCCATCCACGCAGCATGATTATATT